TTAGATAAATCAGGCGCACCTTTAATACTACCGACAGTTAATCTGATATAGTTACCTACAGGAGTTGCGACATTAGCATTAGCATCAGTATTAATTGAATCTGAAGCCGATCGAGGCTTATCAATTATGATGTAATTAGTAGCAATGTTTTCATTTCTAAAACCTTGAACATAAGCTACGCCGGGTTCAACACCAATAGCAAGTTTAGTCTCAACACCTCCGGCTCCAGAGGCAACATATCCGTTATTAGTACCATCGTCTAAATGTTCTCTAATGTCTAACTGGAATGGTTTAACTGAGTAGTTACCAGATTCTTCATATGTTCTTCTAGCAAGTCTCTTGGATAATTCAGTAGTTGCACTAACAGATATATCCGTAGTATCGGTTGTAGTAACACCATTTACAATTCTTAATAGAGTCACATAGTTTGCATTAGTGCTGTTAAGATCTGTTAGTGATTCTTTGATTAGAGTAGTTGATATTTTATATCTTGTTGCACCAGGCGCTGCCTCGTTTGGAGTTCCCTGTGCATTATCTTTAAGACTATTATCTGTATCTGTATCAACGATAGCTTCGTTAACAAGAAGACCAACAACGTATGATGGAGTATTTGTATATTTGTCTAAGATAAGTGTCGCAGCTGGAACGTAAATAAATGTACCAGATATAAAGTAAACACCCTCTTCAATATTTGCACTAGAACCCAGACCTGTAGGAGTTCCTGAAGATTGAACTTGACCGTAATAAGTAGTAGCACCACTTGAGGAAAATTCTTCTCCTGCCGCAAAGGCAGTTACATTTCTATTAGCACCAGCAGTAGTATTATATTTAATATATAGCGTATTGGGCTGATCAGCAGCACCAGTTGAAGCAACTACAGCAAGAACCTTAGCCGTAATATTAGTACCAGAGTTATTACTACCAGTAATAGTAGTTCCGACAAACGATGAAAGATAACCATCACTATTTAAAGTACCTTGTGTGCTATGCACAAAAGAAGAATCAATTTTAATAAAATCGTATTCAACATTTACGGTAACTTTACCACCAACTACCCTCGAACCATGTTTAAAGGCATACTGGCCAAACCTATCAAGCTGTGCCTGAAAAGTTGTCTGCATCTGAGTAAGCTCACGGGCCTGAACTGCATAGCCCGGCCTGTACAGAATTCTATGATAATTCTTTGTCTCATCAAAATCATCGTAATATGGCGTGCCGCCAGTAAGCTCGGGTCTGTGGATTGTAGTTGTGCTCATAGGTTCCTTTCTCTTTTATTTAATATACTATGTATATTAGAATTCAATGATAACTTTAATGTCTTCGATCTGTGTAGCGGTTCTATTAATGGGGTTTCTATTTTCTAAGAACATAATATCCCCTGTACCTGGATGTACTTCTGGAGATAATAGTGCAGAAGCTCCCTTCAATACAACACTAGTTGAACTAGTTTGACCTACAACAGCCTCACTATTTTGGAATAATTTATAACCAGTCTTAGAATTTTGATGATAATAAATTTTACCAGTAGCAGTGTCATTCTCAACAACATATGCCTGAGCGCCAGATGTTCCACCGACGATTAATTCATCCACTAAGTAACTTGTAGTAGCCGCTGCAAAGTCTAATGCCTTTAGAGCTTTAAGACTAGCTGCAGTTGCGATAGCGCCTGGGCCATAGACTTTAGGATTTCTAACAATAGTAACCTGTCTGAAATCATTACCTACTGTAAGATCACCACCTTCGTTACCGGTAAGTTGACTATTTAATCCTATGAAGAATGCACCAAGTTCTTTAATTGGTTGCACTCCGTGTCCAGTTTCTGGAGCAATAACAGCTCTAGCAGCTGCATCACCTGCACTGAAAGTAATATCAGCAACAGTGTAGTTAGTACCCTTATTGGTAATTGTAATACCGGTAATAGAAGTACCAGACCTAACTGCTGTAGCAGTAGCACCAGTACCGTCTCCGGTAATAACTACTGTTGGAGTAGTTGAATAACTACCAGCCGCAGTGACTTCTGCTCTCTCAATACCTGCAGCAGTAGCCGAAGATAATGATGCCTTTTGGTTAAGATATTGTGCATAGTCGGCTTCAGAAAGTGCAGCCTCGGCAAGAGCATCAGTAGCATAGGCAAGGGAAACAGTCTTGACTGGCATATATGAAGTAGTTAAGAATTTCTCTGCATCAGCAACTGAAATTGTAAACATATACTTCCAAATGTATCCATCAGATTCAGTAGTTGGAGCAGTAAGTGTTTGTGTCGGTTGAATAGTAGATACCGAACCACCTGCTTTAATACACTTATAACACTTAAATTCTGATGTTAAAATATAGAATTTCTTATCGAAGATAGAACCATCATCTGAATCCCAAGCGTGATAACTCACATCTGACGCCCAAGTATATCTTGGAATGACATGAGACACATCTGCAGTTCCGATTAATTTCATACCTATCATATTCTGAGAGGCCTCCCCTAATGCGTCTAACGCATCAACTGGAGTAAAGGGTGTGGTATCAGTTGTATCTGATGTGGTTAAAGACCATACATCAGCTTTTCCGATTCCTACATATACACTAGTTGCGGCATCAGCTACATCTTCTTTAAAATTCTCGGCGTTTATTACCCTAAAATTTGATGTTACTATAGCAGTCATTTTGTTGTTTCCTATTAATTAGTATGAATAAAAGAATTCACATTACTATTATTTATAATGGTTGTATCAGTACTATTTATCTGAACACTACTTAATGTTTTCAAAGTTTCATTATATCCATAGCGTTTAGCACTGTTTAGGTAAGTATTACCCTTTCGATTAAAGTAGTTATTTTGTGGTTGGGTCTTAGACCTATCCGATAAGTGATTAAGTAGAAGAATAAGAATTGGTTCAATATTCTTTGCCCTAATTTCGTTATTAGCGTTAGAGTCAATTCGTACATTAGGATTCCTTGTGTAACCAGAACCCGCAGTAGTAATATTATAACCATTAATTTCTTTGTCACTATTTAATGTGAATGTTGCTACAGCTTGTACATTAGAACTAAGAAGAACACCAGCTGCATCTTTAGCAGTAGGTTCTGCTATTACAATAGTAGGTACACTAGCATAATTTTTATCAGCGGCACCTGCAATATCAATAGCTGCCAAAGATCCTGAATTAGAATTAGCGGCTACGAATCCGAACACTTGTGCAAAATTACTACCACCACTAGTAATAGTAATATTATCTACATCCAATCTTCCCTGGGCATCGATGCCTATTGAAATATTAGGTGTCCCTATCGTTTGACCTGAGATAGCAACACCATTAAATGTTATTGCTGGAGCAGATGAATAACCAAAACCTGGATCACTTATTTCAAGTCCAGTAATGATTCCATCAGTCTTCGCTGGGGTAAACGTTGCAGTCTGGCCTGTAAATGAGTGAGAAGTTCCCGAACCAACACCTGCGATGTTTATAACAGCACCGCCTTGAGTAGCGGATAGTGTAACCTCATTGGAAGTATTTGTTTTTATAAATACTGTTCCACCACTTGTCAAGCCGCTTATTGAAGTACCACCACCTGAACTATAAACTACTTGAGAATTTACAGGTAATGCTGCAGCTTGTGCAGAAGTCAACTTAATAGTATTATCTGTTATGTTAACAATACCAGTTCCAGCAACCTCATCATCACTTCCATCAAATACTATAGCTGCTGGTGCCGCGGCTACCATAGCAGGTGTATTATAATCTTTACCACCACTAGTAATACTAATACCAGTCACAGCACCTGCTGCTACAGTTGGGACAAATGTACCTGCAGTAAATCCTGAAGGTGTTCCAGTATCAGAAGAAGTTATAGTCGGTGCAGTTAGGTAACCACTACCACCTTGGATAACAGATACCGATGTTACAACACCATTAGTAATTTTAGAAATAGGAACACTAATTGTACCACTTCTGTGTATTTTAGATTGTATTGAAGGTAAAAATACTGAAGCAAAGGCTTCTACTAGCAATGGTAAATCTTCAATACCAATTGCACCTGGCTGCCTTTCTGGCATAGCAGATAATACTTTACGGAATAAAGTATCGCCTTCGGTTACATCTTCACCAAGAATAGCCTTACTTAATTCTATAATAATAAGAATTTCACCAAAGAATTTAAATCCAGCAGGGTGTACTAATCTATTAAATACATTTTCCCAAGTGGATACATTCTGGCCGGTTCTAATAAGATATGAGAATTTCTGATACCTTAAAGAATCTTGTATCTTAATAACATTAGATAGTTGACCTTTATTGTCCAGATACTGACCACCTCTAGGCAGTGCAGCATTAACGTCCCAATTACCTGAAGATGGAATTAAAGTTTTATCCCATGGATACTGTACTTCCACTTCATCATCGAATAGTAGTCTAAAGAACACTTCAATAGAATCTGCTGAACCACGAATTTTATAGTAGTCAACAATATTCTTATACAGGTTTCTTTTGTTAACGGTAATGTTTCTTGGTATTACTGATGCAATTTCTTTCTGCATTAACTCCAAGAATTGAGCTGAATTATTATCAATATCCATTGCCCGTTCAATGTTATTAAGTACATGAGAAGGACCTGGGCCGACCCAATGTTTAATAGGAGTATTTAATTTTGCAGTAGAAGCGTTATGTGCAGCTAGGCCAAGAACCTGAAAGGTCTTACCAATCTCTGATGTTTCTAATGCAAGAGAACCTGGTAGTTCATTACCATTAGATATGTTGACATTTACATCGTTTAGTGATATAGTAGTAACAGTACCTGCGGCATTTGTCACAGTCATTGTAGAATCTGCACCCTGCTCATCTGTAAAGAAGGCATCATTTTCATTCTTAGGATCTGATATTCTAAATACTGCTTTACCGTCTAGTACAACATCTTGGAAGTTTTCATTCTCTGCATAAATAAACTCATCTAAATTCATAAATGTGTAGTATGCTTCTAACAGCTGTTTTATACCGGCAGAGTTCTCTAAAATTTCTGAAGGTATTAGTGAGTCTACTCTGAGTTTTTCTTTACTCTTACGAGTAGAGGACGCAGTAGACTCTATATATCCAGGAGAGGATATATCGTTAGAATAAAAAGATGAATTCTTTACGGTCATTATCTTAATCTCGATGGAGTAGTGTAATTAATAGTTCCTGTAGAGCCTGATACTGCGATGGTGTCAACGGCCGGAGTAACCTTAACTCTTAGTGAATCGATTGCAATCAACTGGTCTCTCTTAGGAGCTAAGTCCAAAGAATTTGGCGTTACAGTAATACGAATAGTATCAGTATTATATGCAGTAAAGTTATTAAGTGTGATTATACCCTTATCTGGATTTATTGTACCTGCACCATTTATAACCGTTACATTAACACCGTCAACTATTTTATAAATTATAACTTTTCTGTTCTCACTGCCTACGATTGGAATATCTCCGAAGTAATGGTCAATAGTTCCTGAATACGCCAACTTAAACGCTGTTGATGTAAGAATAAAATCAGTAGATGATCCTGACTTATAAAACGGCGATGTAAATTTCAATTCATGGTTATTAGTATTCTCTACAATGGACGGCGTAATTGTCATAAACATATACGGTCTTACTGTAGAGTTTTGAATAGATGGATCTGATGCATCAATGAGTGTTGTAATTTGTGAATGCCTAAACACACCATCAAACTTATTCAACTGGTTAAAGTTATAATCAGAAATAGTATCACGCACAACAGAAGTTAATTCTACTGATGTTCTATCTGTAAGGTTAGGGTTATACTTAAAGAACACATCTAGTTCTAAGTAAGTATAATTAGGATCTACAATATATGGTGTAATAGAAACTACGCTCTTACCTTTAAGAATAGTACCCGTAATCTCATCCTTTTCTGCTTGAGATAATGTCTCTGCAACAATAGGTTTAATAGAGATATATGCAGCACCATAATCTGGCGGATCTTGGTCTTCACCACCCCAACAAGAGATAGAGGCAATATTTGTAAATTCTCTTTGTATGATCGACCTATAATCATCTGATGTAACAGCTCTATTCTGAGATGTAAATGTCAGAGGTGCGTTGAATCTAATTGATTCAGAAGTTTCTTGGTCTGCACCACCTGCAGCTACCGATACCGTAGTTACTACCGAACTACCAAACCCACCAATAGAATCAGACAGAGTAAACACGTTAGCGCCGTTAGATTCATCTCCCTCGGTGAAAACATAGTCAAGAGTAATAATATTATTGTTCGTTGGTTTTCTACCAGTAACACCATCACCGAAATAAATTTCATAATAGTTACTAGCATTTTCTTGTAGATAGAATACTTTAGACTTAGCATCAACATTCAATAGTGTTTCAAACCTTGTATAAATATCGAATGCTGTAGACTCTTCGTTCTCTTGCACTCGTACTCTTAATGTACTTGTATCTGCATCAGAGTCCGACAGTTGGAATTTCTGATTCTCAATATCATTGTCTACTCTATATTTAAGTGTCTTATAATAACCTTGGGCAATAGCTGCCGCAGTAAAGGTGTATGTAGATGTACCACTACTGGTTACTAGAGGAGCAGTTTGAGTTTGTAATGTAACGAACTGAAATTGTTGTTGTGCTACTGTAGTACTCAACTTAGTGCCACGGGGCATAGTTAAGTTATTAGGCTTAGTTCCCACTTCACTAGTAACATCAATAACAATATTAACTGATGCTCTAGGTGAGAGAACAGACCGAGGGACGTATCCCAGAAGTTTAGCTCTTGTGACTACGTTACCACGAATCTGTGCTGAGTCCAAGAATGCTTCATTCAATGAGAAGTGAGCTGCCATTGCATTATAGTGTGTATTATAAGCCAATACATCAAGTAGAGTACTAAGACCAGACCCTTCAAAGTTATAATCATTAAACTCAGATTGGGTTTTTAAATAATTTTTAAGATTCTGTTTTATCTGGTCAAAATCTAATTCTGTTACATTTAAGTTACTCGCCATGGGTTACCTCAACCTTCTTAATACGATTTCGACCGATTCATTGGTATCGAATTCTTTTATTTTAAATATTACTGTAATGTTGTATGCATTCGAGTCTTCTTGGTATTTTATTTCAATACCTAGTATTGTTACTCTTTGCTCATATTTTCCTATAACTGATGCTATGTTTTCTCTCAGCGCAATATTTGTAATAGCATCGGCTGGTTCAAATAGTAGTGCTCTTAAATTTGCACCTATATCCCTACTAAAAGGTCTTTCATAAAAATTACTAAGCAACAAATTCTTTACCGAATTCTTAATAGCGTTATCATCTTTTAACGGAATTATATCCTTTCTAATTGGATGTAATGTTAAAGACAGGTCTAAGTCTCTCCAGCCCTTTACTCGGGAGGTGATCCTCGCTTTCTTTAAATCTCCCGATATACTTCTATCGGATAGTATTGTAGGTGAACTTGCCATAGTAGTATTTATACCTCTTCTGCCACTGTTAAGGTTGGAATTTCACTTACTGCATTTTGAGCTGCTGCCGTTATAGATGCCGGAAGTGTTATTGTAGGTGGGAAAGATATTAACTTCATAAAATCACAGAAGTCAAATGTGATCAGTGCAGTCAAGGCACCTAGTCCTATCGCATCTAAGAATGCTGTTATCTTTTGCATCCATGTCTTTAATAAGAATAGTTCCCACTCTTCAGCAAATTGTCTTGCTTTATTCTTTAATCGTTCTCTATCATAGCCTTCTATTTCAAGGTTATTGTCTGGTGTTTCACCTAATAAACCTTCTAAGGTAAACCCAAACACTGATATAGATTTTAATTCCTCAACCGTCTTATCTTTAATAAGTGTCTTTACATCAAGTTCCTGTAAGTCCGGTAAGTCAGGTAAGCCAAGTGGACTCCATACAGAAGAAAAATCACTTATCAACGCACCGAAACCTCCATGCATTAACTGATTCATTTTCTTTTTTATTTCTGCCTGAAAATAATCAAACACTGCTTCGGCTTTTAATTCTTTTGTTTCAAACTTATCATAATTTTTATATTCTTCTGGAAGCATATTATAAAATTTATCTGCTTCTGCCCTGATAGAAGTTTTTATGGTTGAGGGATCTTCAAACACCTCTACTATATCAAAAGTAATACCCATAATGGTTATGTTAAAATCAATTGGTACTAAAGTTTTAATAAGAGCTAACATTTCTGTTTGAATATACATTGGATATTCTGTAACTAATTTATTCATCATTATGTCCCACTCTTTTTCTGGGAGACTTATCTTTTCAAACTTAGGATCATACTTATCAAGTAATGGTCTTATACTATCCAACTGTGCTTGTATATCTTCTGCTATTTTAATATATTCTGCAGCTTCGTCTTGCGCTGTAGTAACTGCTAATACTTTTAATTTATGAGGGTATACTGCTAACCCTCCAAAATAATTAGAAAGACTGCCAGGTGTAGGTAGTAATACCGCCGGACACTCTAGCGCAGGTAATGTTAAGGCCGGGGCAGCCATTATACAACCGTAGTCCGAATGGCAGATATTATTTTTATGGCACCCTTGGAATCAATAGTTGTAGTGCCATTATTAGTGATAGATAAATTACTATCTTTATCAATCTTTATTACTGCGCCCTTTGCATGTGTAACTGTAATAGTTTCATCTCCTAATTTATTTTCTAATTCTATC